CGCCGCTGCCGCTGCCGCCCCCTGAAACCATGTACTTCGGGCTCAACGTCTGATGTACAGCAACACCAGCATCGACAACACGCTGCACCAGCGCTTTTGCGACTGGGCCGAGCAGCGCAAGCCGCAGGAAGAAACCCTGCTGTCCTGCTATCAGGACATGATGCGCATCAACCGCGACGATGAGGGCGCAGGCTCCGGCATGTCGCGCTCGCAGCAGTCGAAGCTCTTCATCGGCTCGACCCGCGGCAAGATCCGTTCGGCTAAAGCCAAGATAAAAGACGTGATGTTCGGCAGCGGGGCGATGCCCTTCGACACCGAGCCGACGAACGAAGAACTGAAGCAGTTCGCGGACACGGTTGAAGAAATTCTGGCGTATCAGTTCAAGGAAATGGGCTACGAGTCCACCTTGAGCAGCGGCACCAATGCGCTCACGACCTATGGCACCGGCTTTACCTTCGGCCCCTTCGTGCGCACCAAGAAGCACAAGTCGGTGGCCGCCACGACCGACGCCATGGGCAACGTCCAGATCATGGACAGCGAGCATGAATATCCCTGCCCGTACTTCGAGCATGCCCGCACCATGGACTGCTACCCCGACCCCGAGGCCGAGGACGTCGACCCCGAGTCCGGCCGCGGCATCTTCTGGGCAGCGCGCAAGCAGAAGGAATTCATCCTTGGCCTGAAGGGCGAGGAAGGCTACTGGGACGACGCCCTTGAGTTCGCCTACAAACAGACCGCATCCGAATACAGCGACCAGGGCAGCGACCGCCTTGCCTTGGCGCGTTCTGCCGTCTACCGCTACGGTAGCGACGGCCGGGTCTGGTTCGTGCGCTACTTCGGCGCGATCCCCATCAATGAGTTTGTGGCGTGGAAACTCGCCTCGGGCCAGATTGACGAAGACCAGGCTGCCGAGTTCGACGGCGTCGACGAGCGCGAGACCATGGAGGCCATCGTCATCATGGCGGGCGGCATCGTGGCCAAGATGGACCCGGCGCCCAACGACAAACGCCCGGTCTACCGCTGCGTCTATGAAGACGTTGAGCATGAAATGTGGGGCGTCGGCATTGCCCAGAACAACAACCCGCACCAGAAGGTCATCAATGCCAGCTTCCGCGCCTTCGTTGAGAACAAGTCCTACGTTCTGAACCCGTCGCGCTCGATTGACCGCTCGAAGTTCCTGCCCACCGAGGACTTCGTGAAGCGCCCCGGCAAGGTCTACGAGATGCAGCCCGGCTTGGAGCCCGAAGAGCGCCAGACCGCCATCATCGTTCACAACGAAACCGACGTGTCCGACGGCTGGATGTCGCTCATCAACCTGTCCGAGCAGTTCAGCGACGACGACACCGCCGTCACCAAGTACACGCAGGGCGACGACTCGAACCACCTGAACAAGACCGCCACCGGCATCAGCATGATCATGAACGCCGGCAGCCTTCCGATTAAGGAAGTGCTCAGCAATATTGATCGCATGTGGATTGAGAAGCACGTCGGCGCGCTCATTGATTGGGACCTGAAGTATCTGACGCCGGACACCGTCAAGGTGCTCTTCGGCGAGAAGCAGGCGCAGATCTGGCAGGCCATCCAGACCTACGGCAAGACGTCGTTCATGAAGTGGTTCGCCACCGGCGCCAAGACTTTCATGATGCGCGAAGTGCTCATGAACAAGCTGCAAGGCTACGTGCAACTGGTGCTGTCCGGCGGCGAGGCGACCATCCCGCTGGTCGACGTGCGCGAACTGCTCGACCAGGTCTGGCGCGCCGGCCAAGTCGGCTTGGAATCCCCCGTCATCAAGGAAGACGACAAGACCGCGCAGGCCGTCGAGCAGGTCAAGGCCGAGATGATGCAGGTCATCGAGCAACTGCAAGGCCAGTTGAAGGAAGCCACCGACCGCAAGGTCATCGACATGGCGCGATATGTCAGCGAGTCGCAGCGCACCGGCATCGAGATCGAGAAAGCCCACGCCGACATCGACAAGACCGAAGCGGAGACCGTCGCAACGCTGGTCAAGGTCGGCATCGACCCGAGTACGGGCCTCATGAAGCAAGGAATTGAAGTCAATGGAACCTCTGAAGACACCGACGCAGAGACTGGCCGAGATCCAGAGCCAGCTACCGGCGCTGATAGCGCTGAAGCCGCTGCTGGTTGAGCGTCGCGAAGAGGCCGTGAAGAAATTGATTGCATCCGAGAACGCCGAAATGCGCGGGTGCATTAAGCAACTCGACTACCTGCTCGAATTACCGATTCGGCTCGAACAGGAAGCGGTTGGACTCTCGCAGCGAACTACCGATGACTCGGCTCGCTGATTGGTGAACTACCCGGCAACGGGCTCACAACAGGATTGAACATGACAGACACCATCGACACCCAAAGCCCTGAATATCAGGAAGCCTATCAGGCTGCATGGGCAGAACTCGACGCCAAAGCCGGCGTGACGACCGATCCTGCTACTACCGACGCGGAAGCCGAGGCAGCGGGCGAGGAAGACGCGACCGAAGTTGACCCCGTCGCCAAGCGTTTTGAAGAACTCGAAACCAAGGCGGCGCGACAGGAAAAGGCGCTGAAGGACACCCAGCGGGCATTCCACGCCAGCCAGAAAGAGTTGGCCGCACTGCGCAAGCAGCGCGAAGAGGAAGCCCGCGCCGCAAGCCGCCCCGCGTTGCTCGACACCGTTCCCGGTCTCGAAGACGCCGTGCGGCATGTGACGCAGACGACCAACGAGGACTTGACTCCTGAGCAGCTCGACGCTGTCTGGTTCGACTCCGTGCAGGGCGCGCTGCCTGACCTGGAAGAGCTTCTGAGCGACGAGGGCTTTGAGAAGGCCGCCGCGGCTCGCCGCGACGAGCTGGGCGACGAATGGCGAAATCCGATTGTAGCAATCCGCGAGTTGGGCGCACTACGCACCCGGCATGTGATGGCCAAGGCAGTTGAGGAAGCGACCGCGCGCGCACGCGCTGACGCGGCGAAGAATCACAAGGAACTGCTGGCCCTGCGTGTACCGGGCGGCTCCGGGCGTGGCTCTGTGGAGCGCGCGGCTGACAAGTCAGTCGATGCGGTCTGGAAGATGACCCCGCTGGAAGCCGAGCAAGAGCGCCAACGTGTACTTGGCAACATTCGCTAACCCCAATTAGGAGCCACAACAAATGGCCAACATGAACGGTATTGCCGGCACGTCCGGCACCGCAGGCGTTATCCAGCCTGCCATTCAGGCGTATTACGACCGCAACCTGCTCGACCGCGCCGTCCCGGCCGACGTGCATGGTCGCTTCGGTCAGTTGCGCCCCATCGAGAAGCGCAGCGGCAACCAGATGAAGTTCCGTCGCTACGAGAACTTGCCGCTAGCGACCACCGCCCTGGCGGAAGGCGTCACGCCGTCCGGTTCCAGCATCACCACGACCGACATCACGGCGACCCTCGCCCAGTATGGCGACTTCGTGAGCATCACCGACATGGTCGACATGACCGTGCAAGATCCGGTCTTGACCGAAGTCGGCATGGTGCTCGGCGACCAGGCTGGCCCGACCATCGACCAGGTGCGTCGCGACGTGCTGGTGGCTGGCACCAATGTCATCTACACCAACGGCTCGGGGCGCAACACGCTCAACACCGTGCTAGGCTCGGTGGCCCTGCGTACCGCCATCCGGTCGCTGAACCGCCAGAACGCCAAGCCGGTGCGCGAGATGATCGGCGCCTCGCAGAACGTCGGCACCATGGCCGTGCGCAAGGCCTTCATCGGCCTCGTGCATCCCGACACCGTGGCACAGCTCGAATCGATCCCCGGCTACCTGCCGGTGACCGAGTACAGCAACGCCATGCAGGCGGAAGAGGATGAAGTCGGCGCGTATCGCGAGATCCGCTTCTTCAAGTCGACCAACTGCAAGGTGTTCGCCGATTCCGGCCTCGCCATCGGCACGGACGGCATGATCTCGACCACCGGCACCGTCAATGACGTTTACGCCACCCTCATCATTGCTCGCAACGCCTACGGCGTCTGCCCGCTGTCGGGTGCGGCCATGCAGAACATCATCAAGCCGCTCGGCTCGGCTGGTGCTGCTGACCCCCTGAACCAGCGCGCGACCTCGGGCTGGAAGGCGACCACCACCACTGCGATTCTCAATCAGAACTGGATGGTCCGCATCGAGCACTGCAACCTGTCCACCTTGACCTAATCGCGCTGACCAAGGAGAAAACCAATGGCACGTAATACCGCAGGTCAGACGATCAGCAGCTTGGTCGGCGCCTCGCCGATCCTCCACGCACAGGGCCGCATGGTCTTTGATGCAACCGCCATCACCGCCGCCGACTACACGCAGGTCGACCTCGGCTTCAACCCGACCAAAGTGGTCTGGGAGAACGTCACCGACCGCATCCGCGTCGAGTGGTATCAGGGCATGGCGGCCAACAGCTGCATCAAGACGGCAGCAAACGGCACCCGCACCTTGGAAGTGACGGGCGTCAACGGTGGCATCACCGTTTCCACCCCCGGCACGGTCACGGTCGGCGGTGTCGCCACGGGTCCGGCGTCGTCCGGTTACTTTCAGGTGCTCCAGAACGCGACCTTGGCGGCGATCCTCGCTTCCAAGACCTGCACCTGGGAAGCCTGGGGCTAACCCCTCAACGGGGGCGGGGCAACTCGCCCCCTATGGAGAACGAGAATGAGTGATTTTTCAATCAACGAGGTCATTGCCGCTGGCTGGGCAGGCGATGAAACGAAGGCGCGCGCACTGCGCGCATTGTTTCGTCAGATCAGCATTGCAGACTCCGCGTACTGTCTGACCTCGGCGGGTCTCGTCATCAAGTCCGGCGCGTCCGCGCTCGCCAAGGCCGGCTCGGCGTTTTACGCCATCGCGGGCGGCAAGCTCGTCACCAAGACGGCGAACACGGACATGGCGGCCCTCTCCGGCACCGTGACCAATGCCAAGTTCAACGTCTTCGTCTACTACATCGACTCGGCCGGCACGCTGACCTCGGCGATGGGCACGGAAGGCGCGACGCTGGCGGCCGTGGTGTTCCCGCTCACCCCGGAAGGCAAGGCGGCCATCGGCTTCACCGTCATCAACCCGACTGGCACCGGCAACTTCGTCGGCGGCACCACTGCCCTCGATGATGCCACCGTGGCGCCCGGCGCGTTGTACGTCAACCTCACCGCGCCGTTCAACCCGAACCGCGTCAATCAGGCTCTCTTGTAAGGAGGCACCATGGGACGACCCACCAATGCAGAGATCGCGGCGCGCCGCGCAGTGGAAGAAAAGCTTCCGACTGTCGGCAAGCTGCGCACCCTCGACGACAAGCCGATTGCCGGCCGCAAGTTCCGCGTCACCATCTACGGCGACCAGAACGACAAGGGGCCGGTCGACATCTCGGTGAACGGCTACAACATTCGCGTCAAGCGCGATGAAGAAGTCATCATCGACGAAGTCTATGTCGAAGTCCTGAAGAACGCCGTGATCGAGACGCAGGTGTGGAACCAGGACACCAACACCAGCACCTTAACCCGGCGCATGGTGTATCCGTTCCAGGCGACGGAAGTGCCGGCGGCGGCGTAAATGTCGGTCACCTGGACACTGACGCGGGAGCGCCTTTGTGACAAGGCGATGGAGAAGTGCGGCGCGCTGGGGGTCGGTGAGACCCCCTCGTCCGCCGACCGTGATCTGTGTCTGGAAGCCCTCGACAGTCTGCTGAAGGAACTGGCGTATTTCGGCTATTCGTGGCCGAAGTACACGGCGCAGCAGATCAGCATCACGCTGCTCGCGGCGACGCAGGATAACAAGCTGCCCGCCGACTACGCCGCCGGCGGTCTGCTCAACATCATCGACGCGTCCAGTCACGAGGTGCCGGTGCGGCTGATCACCCTCGTCGAGTGGAATGACATTGTCGACAAGACCACGACGGCCGACTATCCCAAGGTGGGCTACATCGACAGCGACAATGTCCTGCAAGTCTGGCCCATCCAGACCGCCAACGTCTCGGCGAAACTCTGGTATCAGCGCATCATCGACGACAGCGCGGCAAGCACCGCGGTTGACCTTGACCCGGCCTGGCTCCGCTGCCTCGTCTACGGCATTGCCGGCGAGATTGGCGACGAGCACGACGTGCCCGAGAACAAGATCCAGCGCTTCAAGCAGGAATGGATGATCGGGCGCCTGCGCGGCATTCAAAACACCGCCGGACGGCCGCCCGTCGCCGTGAGCGTGCAGGAATGAGGTATCCGCTTTTCGCCGTATCCAGCACCGGCCGCTCGGTCAATGTCAGCCGCGAGCGGCGCGTGAACCTTTTCTGCGAGGTGCGCGAGTCGCCCGACAAGGCGCAGCTAGTGTTCTACGGCACGCCCGGCAAGGTGCAGTTTTGCGACTTCGGCGACACGCCCATCCGCGGCAAGTGGGCGTTCGGCGATTACCTTTACGCGGTGCACCTCGGCGTCTTGTACGAGATCGACACCAACGGCACGGCGACCAATCGCGGTTCGCTGGGCACTACCGCCGGGCGCGTGTCGATGGCCGACAACGGCACGCAGCTCATGATCGTCGATGGCACCGATGGTTACATCTACAACCAATCGACGCACGCATTCACAACCATTGCGTCGGCGTTCTTCGCCAACCCGACGACGTGCTGGTGGCAGGACGGCTATTTTCTTGCCTCGTTCGCGGATTCCGGCCGGTTTCAGATCTCGGCGTCCTATGACGGCACGACCTGGGCGGCGCTTGACTTTGCCAATGCGGAATCGGCGCCGGACGACCTCGTGGCGGGCGTCTCGCACAACTCGCAGGTGGTGCTCTTCGGCCAGTCGACCGCCGAGTTCTGGACGAACACCGGCGCGCAGGATTTCCCGTATTCGCGCGTCCAAGGCTCGACCATCAATTGGGGCCTCGCGGCGCGCTGGTCGATTGGCACCATCGGCGACGATCTCGTCTATCTCGCCAAGAACAAGCGCGGCGAAGTGCAGGTCGTGCGCCTGGTCGGCTATCAGGTGCAGGTCATCAGTACGCCGGACATGTCGACCGCCATCAACGCGTACTCGACGACATCGGACGCCTCCGCCTTCAGCTACATCAAGGGCGGCCACGACTTCTACCAGATAAACTTCCCGACCGCCGGAAAGTCGTGGGTGTTCGATGGCCTGACCGGCATCTGGTCGGAGTTGCAGTCTGGAACCGATGGCGAGCGCGATCTGGGCGAGTGCGCGGCGCAGTTCAATTCCAAGACCTATGTGTCGGATTACGCCACCGGCAAGATCTACTCGCTCGACCTCGACACCTACACCGACAACGGCGCGACCATCGTGCGCGAGCTGGCCTCGCGTCACGTGTTCAGCGAGACGCAGTTGAAGGTCTATCGGGTGTGGCTGGACATCGAGACCGGCGTCGGCAATGCGGCAGACCCCGACCCACAAGTCATGCTCAGCGTGTCGAAGGACGGCGGCCACACGTTTGGCACCGAGCGCTTGATGGCGATGGGCGCGACCGGCCAGCATGCGCGCCGCTGCTACTTGAACCGCCTCGGCCAGTCCTACGACTGGGTCTTCCGCTTCCGCATCTCGTCGCCGGTGAAGGTAGTCATCATGGGCGGCTGGCTCAGCACTGAGAGCAACAGCAAGGACAACTTCATCGCCCCCGTGCCGAGGCAGGCAGCGTGAACCTCGGCACCCCAAAAATCCCCGGCATCGTCGCGGCTTTCCAGTCGTGGATCAGCGCGATCACCGACCGCATTAACAGCCTCATGGGTTCTGGCTCCACGGCGAACCGCCCGACCAAGTTTCTGTGGGTGGGTCGCCCGTACTTCAACACCGACACGGGCGCGGAGGAATGGTGGGACGGCGCCTCGTGGGTGTCCGGTGGTGGTGGTGGAGGCGGCGCGCCGACGACCTCTCAGTATGTCGTGATGGCGCTCGACGCAGCGCTGTCCGCAGAACGAAAGCTGGCCGTGAGCTTGCCAATTACGCTGACCGATGGCGGCGCCAATAACAATGCCACGCTGGACTTCGACGAGACCGTCGCGCTGGGCAACAACGCACGGGTCGCGGTCGCGAAAAACTCCGGCGCAACGGTCGGCACGCGCCGCAGGCTCAATCTTATTGAGAGCGCCGGAATCTCGTTAACCGTGGCGGATGATGCCGGTTCAGAGGAAGTCGATATAACCATTGCGTCTACTTCTACGCGTTCGGTCGGTGTGACCTTTGACGGCGGCGGAAGTCCAATTGCGGCGCTGACCAAGGCAGACATCCGCATTCCGTATGCCGGCACCATCACCGCAGTTTCAATGCTGGCTGACCAAGTAGGCAGCGCGGTCGTCGACATTTGGAAGGACACCTATCCGGCTTTCCCGCCAACCGTGGCCGATTCCATCACCGCAGCGGCGAAGCCCACCATCACGGCGGACGATCAGTCCTTCGACTCAACCCTGACCGGCTGGACGACTGGAATCACGGCGAACGATTGCTTGCGTTTCAACGTGGACTCGTGCGCGTCCATCACTCGATTGACCCTTGTACTGGCTGTTGCCGCATAGGAATCCCCATGGCTGTTCAAACCATCATCTCATCGTACACGGACGGTCCGACGCTCACGGCTGCTGCCGCCGCCTCGGCGCTTCCGACTTACGTGCCGACCAGCATTCCGGCGGGGTACTGGCAAATTGGCCGGATGTGGCGATTGACGGCCATGGGGCGCATTTCATGCGTGGTCACGACCCCCGGCACAGCGCGCTTCGACCTCCGGCTGGGCGCTGTGACGGTTTTCGATACGCTTGCCATGCCGCTCAACGTTGTGGCCAAGACCAATGTCCCTTGGCTGCTTGAGGTATTGCTGACCTGCCGCTCGGTCGGCACCGGCACGTCGTCGACGCTGTTTGCGCAAGGCAAGTGGCTGTCGGAAGCCAGCATCAACACCGCAGCGGCGGCCACTGGCCCCGGCCCTGGCGGCCAGCTCGTCCCTTATAACACCGCGCCGGCTGTTGGTACGGGCTTCGACAGCACCATCGCCAATGCGCTCGACTTCCGTTTCACGCAGACCGTGGCGACGGGCTCAATGACCATGCACATGTTCCTGGTGGAGCAGATCACGCCGTGATCATCATTCAGGTGCCGCAAGACCCGACCGACCAGGTGCTGCAAGGCATGCAGTCCTTTGCGGAGTTGGCGCCCATGCCGACGCAGGCCGATTGGAGCCCGCAAAACGTTCTGCAAGGCGAGAGCGTCAATAAACTGATGGGCTATGCCGTGCCGCGCGCCACAGTCGGATGGATGCCTTACGCCGCGCAGGCGGCAAGCATTGGGCCAATGGCGTTTAAAGGCGGCATCGTTTCGATGATCCCGATTGGCCCGGATAAATTCGTATCGCCGACCATTGCCCCCGCGCAGATTTTCCTGAACGCGCTGCTGCCGAACGATATAACGGGCGCGCTTTTTACGCAGGATGTCGTGATGGGCTATGCAGAGCCCGCGACGTCAAAAACCGTTGCCAGCGACAGCCTGCTGTGCGCTATCTCGGCGCCGACCATGCCGCCGCAGGCGGTGACGACGAGCGGACTGCTGAAAACCATCACCAACGCATCGTTGCCGGATGAATTCGGCCGCGTGGTGCTTGATCGGCCGATCAGCTACCAGGTGTTCACGCTGTCCGGCACCACTGTCGATGGCGCGGGCGGCGCGGTGGCCAATTGCCGCGTGATTGCGTACCAGTCAGGGCTTCGATACGTCTCTGGCGCGCCGATCATCGCCGAAACCGTCTCGGACGGCGCGGGCGCTTTTTCGATGCTCCTGCGCAATATCGACTACCAGTTGACGGCATACAAGGCAGGCACCCCGGACAAAGCGGGGATCACCCGGCAGGACATCACGCCGGTAGTCGCGACGACGATTTACTTGAGCGACCCGACCGTACCGTCCAGCGGCGGCACGCGCGCGTTTACTTTCGCGTAAGGAATCGACATGGCCAACACAGGCGTCAACGCCAAGAACATCGAATTCGACCGCCCCGGCGCGGGCATCGAGGGCTATGGCATCACGCCGAAAAACTTGAGCGCCAAACTGGTGAAGCTCTACGGCGCGCGCACCGAAAAGGCCGGCGGCTCGAAAGCCATATGGGATGCCATGGTCAAGAACACGGCGAAGAGCCTCGCGCGCTCGCCGGATTCTGCGACCTCGAAGCAGTTCGACACCTTCCTGAAGACCGGCAAACTGCCGGCCAAGCCGACGCCGGGCTTTCAAAAGTATGCGGCCGAATCGCTCGACTATGGCCTGCGCGAGACCGGCCGCGCGCAGCAGCACAAGCCGACCAACTTCCTGTCTGGCTTCCTGACGACGGTGCTGCCGGAGATTGCGCTTGGCATGGTGCCGGGCATCGGTCCTGGCCTCGCTGCCGCGTACGGCGGCATCAAGGGCGGCGTTGAGGACGGCTTCATGGGTGCCATTACGGGCGCCGCCGGCGGTTACGGCGCAGGCAGCCTCGGCGCTGGCATTGGTTCGGCCGGCAGTGCAGCGGGCGGCATTGAAGGATTCGTCGACAACCCCTTGCAGTGGGCGTCGAATATGGGCGGCCAGGCCGTGAACGGCGTCAAGGGCGCCTTCGACGGCTTTGGCAATTTCATTGCGCACCCCATCGACTCGATCACGGGCGCGGGCACGCTAACCAACGTCAACCAGTTCATGCCTGGCGACATCGCAGGCCGCGCCGGCACAGTGGCGAATGCGGGCGGCGCGCTCATCGATGGCGCGACCGGCAAAGTCATCAACACGGCCGGGACGGCGGCGCGCGGCGCTTCGGTGCTCGACCGCGCCCTGAATCTGGCCGGCACGGCAGCGCCCATCATCGGCGGCATACAAGCGGCCAATGCTGCCAAGGACGCATCCAAGGCGCAGGTGCAAGCATCCAATGCCGCGATCAGCGAGCAGCGCCGCCAGTTTGACGTCACGCAAGGCAATCTCGCGCCCTACCTCGACGCCGGCAAGAAAACCCTCCCGGTACTCATGGACCGGATTGGCGTCGGGCCGCGCGCCAAGGGATCAACGACCTATGGCTCGTTGATCAAGCCCTTCACCGGCGCCGACCT